ACACCTTGTCTTACTAGACCACTTTCGGCTTCTCTTACATTGTGTGGGTCGTCTATAACGATAATGTCTCCACCTTCTCCAGTTAATGCACCATCTACAGATGTAGCAATTCGCATACCTGTTTTATTGTTTTCAAATCTTTGTTTCTGGTTTTGGTCTGATGTTAACCTAAATGTGTCACCAAATGTATTTTTATACCATTGACTGTCAATCAGTCTTCTACATTTAACACTATCTCTTATTGATAAAGAACCTGCATAACTTGCATATAAGAACTTTTTGGTTGGGTCATTTGTCCATGTCCAAGCAGGTAATGCTACAGAAACAGATATAGACTTCATATGTCTGGGAGGTACATTTATAATTAATCGTTTAATGTCACCATTAGCAACTGCTTGTAAATGGTCTGCAATAGCATCTATATGCCAATTATCATTATATTCACGATTAGGTTCTATTGTTCCCCATGCTTCCTTGATGAATAGTCTGAGCGACCTTCGCATCTTCTCCGCTCTCACTCTCGTCAACGAGTGCATATTTAAGTGTTCTTTCAAGATTGTTGAGGTCGTCATCAGTTAATCTGCTAATATCTAGCACCTTTCTATCTTCAATGTTTATTTCTTGTATTATTTCTTGTTTATCTGTTTGACCTAACAGTTGTTTACCAAGCCAAATCGCCATTGTAGGATTGTTGGTTTCTTCCATTATTTGAATTTGCCTTCGTCTTAAAGATAACTTACCTGTTGCTCTACCTTTCTCTATTGCTTTTCTAACATCTAATTCATTAGCAAACTTATCTTCTAGTGTTCTTAATGGTATATCAAAGTATGCTGATATCTCTGGCATAGTGCAATTTAACCTTGAAAGTCTCTCTAGTTCTTCAAGATTTAAAATTATTTTAGGTCTACCAACATTTTTGACTTGTTTTTTAGTCTTTTTAATTGGCTTTTTTTGTGTTGTTTCATTCATCTTTTTTTTAATACCACGAAAATTAATTAAGTTTCAATCTTTTTTAACTTCATTCCATAATTATTTACACCTTTTTTAGGTTTGTAATCTTCACAGAAAACAAGTTTATTCTCTTTTTTAAATTTATTGTAGTTAACATGATGGTGATGTCTTCCGTACCTCCATACAAGTTTAGTAACATCTGGGTGTAACCTCATTTGCATATTAGATTTAGGAATAGTTCCTTCTTCAGCGTAAAACTCGTCTGTATTCCCACCCTTTAGCGTTTGTGTATTTGCTTTCTCTTGTAAGAAAACATTAAACTGAACAGTACACCAACCTCTTTTAAGTATTCGTAAAGACAAATCAGTATCTTCATTATACCTACCTCTCCATCTATCTGGTAAAGGTAAGCTGTTTTTAATTAGATTACATGAGTATATTCTAGTGTTAACTGTGAATGGTCCATATTGATGTGCCCACTTATCTATTACAAAGAATGTGTAATTTGGACCTGCCATACCTATATTTTTATATCTTACAACAAAATCTTCCATAACCTTGAAAGGTGTTCCATCTATACATTTTATCTCTAAGTTATTTTGCCATCTTCTGAAACATTTTATGTTATCGTCCATAACCCAATGGTATTCATAACCTCTATCTATAGAATGTTGCCAAATAAAGTTTCGAGCAGGTCCCGGTCCCTTAGATTTTCTATCGCCTAAATCGTCGCACGTATCATACTCGTCTTGGTATGTCTTATCTAACACAAGGATATTCTTTTTCTTCACCACCTTCGCATAATCAGCATAGTCTTGTTCTTCTATAACTACTGTGTAAGGAACCTTCATTTCTTCTAAGGCTTTTATTGTAAGTCTACTCTCTGCCCTACCTTTAGATGGTATATAAATTGGGAATTTGTTTTTAACTTTCAAAAGCCTTATCCTTTATTACATTCTTTTCTATTTTAGGGTACCAAATGTATTTTGTTTTATCTGTATAGTCTTGTTTTATAATTTGAAAAAACTTGTCCATTGATTGTTGACTTACAAAATTTATAGTTAGTGACCTAAATGGAGACTGGTCTTCATGGTCAAAGGCAGGCATATCTTGCCAATGTTCCTCATGTTCTAACCAATCTCTTGATTTATGGTCTGGTTGAAATATTATTGTTTCTAGTTCTTGTTTCTCAAAACCTAAATCGTCAAGATTAAAACCAATATCATTTAATAAATCCATTTCAAATTTAAGTAACTCATAATCCCAAGTACTATCTTCTGATAATCTATTGTCTGCTATCCTATATGCTTTTACAGCTTCGTCTTTCATATCACTTGCAACATGAACTGGTACTTGTTTCATTTTTAAATATTCTGCACCCATTAATCTTGTATGACCAACAATTACTACATAGTCTTTATCAACAACTATAGGTTGTCTCCAACCGTATTTCTCAAGCGATTTGGCTATCTTTTCTCCGTTTTGATTTTTACGAGGATTTTTTTCGTATGGCTTTATTTTTTCAATGTCTATCATTTCTATTTTCATTTATATATCCTTAGAATAAGTGGTATTGTTCATCTTCGTTAATGATTGGTTGTTTGTTTTTACTATTTCTTAACTTATATACATCAGACAAACTTAGTTCATTTTCTCTAAGTCTTTGATATAACTCATAATTTATAATGTGAACCTCAGACATTAAAGCTTCATATGCCTTGTCCATAACTTCTTGTTGTTTTGATGTTAAATTATTTTCAAATATATTAATCATACTCTTGCTCATAACATCTTGTTCTAAAATTAAAACTAAACTCTCTTTGCCCTATATCACCATAAACACCTTGTTCTCTAATCTTTCTAGTTATTATTTTAGTTTTATTGGTTTCAAAATCTCTGTGTACTACCATTCCAACATCTGCCATATTTGCCCAATGTGCAGAACCACTTACTTGATATAAATCTGGTGGAGGTATAACTCCTGCATCATTCCTATGTAATTTATGTGGGTGAGCTACCATAAAAACAACAATCTCATGGTTTCTAGCAAATTGTTGGCATTTAGCTATTATATCTCTAATATGCTCATCTTCTCTTTTATTCGCACCTCTATCAGAACTTACTTGATTAAAAGGGTCAATTACTAATCCTTGAATACCAAATCTTTGTTTAGATGCTTTTGCTTTTTCGAGTATGTAATCTATTGTTGGGATATCATCTTTAGCTTCTAAAAATTTAAAGTGTATGTTCAAGAAATCAAGCCCACCATTTAATTGTTCTTGTGTTAATCTTTCATAAACTCCAATATCAAAAGGTTTTCTACATCTTTTTTCAAGTAATCTTCTTATGTGATTAGGTGTTGAATGCTCTGGAGAATACAATAGAAACTTCCAGTTTTGTTGTTCTGCAAGATTAATAAGTATTTGGTCTAGAAAGTTACTTTTTCCATGATTAGGTATGCCAGTTATTAAATTAAATGTACCCGGCATAACTTTATATATTTCGTCTAATTTTGTGTAACCTGTTGATAAAGCCTTTTGTACGTTACCCTCATACATATTTTGTATCTGGTCTTTGTAATCTACAGCTGAATGTAAATCTTCTATAGGGAAGTCTCTGGCATTGGCTATTGACATTGCCAAAGTTTCTTCTCCATGATGAACTAAACATTCATTTGCATCTTTAACAAAAGTATCGTTATAATCTGGGAAACTAACAATTTTACAGATGTCTCGACCAAACCTATGAATCAATTCAAGACTAAGAGCCTTACCTGCCTCGTCATCATCAGTACAAAGTATTACCTCTTCGGCTTCCCATATCCATTCAGTTTGTTCAAACGCGGTAAATCTTTTATCTTTCATGTCAAATTTTGGTGTTTTAGGTGCACCATCTGGTAAAGAAACAACATCTCTAATACCTATTTGCATTAAAGATAAAACGTCCATTTCTCCTTCAACAAATATTACTCTTTTCTTTCTTTTTGGTACGTACCATTCATAATCTGGATTATTATCCCAATGTTTTTTTAAATTATCTGAATTATATAAACATTTTAAAGCATCTTTTTCTTGATGAAACCTTTTATCAACTGTTCTATATTTTATATTTACAATTTTGCCATCAAGATAATATGGAAAACAAAGCTTTTCATTATATGTATATAATTTCATTTCTGTTATAACAGTTGGGTCTATACCTCTTTTTACTAACCAACTATAAGCTTTGTCTGATAATGTTTGTTTCTTTGGCACAAATGGTGTCACAGTTGCTTTCTTTTTAAATTTAGAGAAGTTATTAGGTTGTATTATATTATCGTGAACAGAACCTTTCCATTCACAATGATGACAATGCCATAAAGCCATGTCGTTTTCTAAACTTACAGAAAGACAAGGTTCTTGTTTATTTCTTCTGGTATGTGAACATTTAGGGCAAGTGACTTTTTGTTGTGCTTGTTGTGAATTAACTCTAATGCCTTCTTCTATTAATTTTTCGTGAATATTCATTTTGTCTTCTCCCATTTTTTAACCAGCTAATTGGTTAAGGTTTATTCGTTCTTCGTTTGTGTTTTCTAATGTCTCCCATCTTCTTTGATTTAACCATGTTGTTAAATGTGGTATAAATTTTAACTCTTTGTTTTTATTTAGTTTATTATATTTTACAACCTTTTCAAACAACTCTTTTTTTATAATTACTATTTCTGGTTCAGATGTAAGTTTTTTATATGTTTCATATGCCTTTTTCTTAGAACCATCTTTTCTAGGATATTCATTCCAAAGTTCTACAAATTCATTATCGTACTTTAATGGTTTATTATGATTGGTTAATTGGGGTTTCATAGTGATACCAGAGGGGGTTTCAAATTGAACATGGTGGGTATCAGACTGACACCCTATCATTAAAGTATATAAATTTGATGTCTGTCTCTTACTATCATTAAAGTCTGCAAATCTTTCTTGGATATTTATAAGACCTATTTGTTCAAGGTTTTTTAATGCCCTTATAATAGTTGACCTACTCATCTCTGTTATTGAAATAAGTGTTTTATAACTTGGAAAACAAGTATTTTTATCATCTGTATAATTAGCAAGGCATAATAAGACTAATTTATTTGTTCCGTTGCCAGTTTTTTGTTTTGATGCCCAATCTAAAGCAGACCAACTCATATAACCTCCGTAATAATAATAGGTGG